ATACATATTTATATTGATCCTGCGCGGTGTCCTAATACTTATCGAGAATTTACAAGTTATGCGTATGACGAGGATAAAAACGGCGAGTATAAAAGCCAATATCCTGATAAAGATAATCATACAATAGATGCAACCCGTTATATGTTACAGGATGATTTTGAATACTAATGATTAAATTTTTTAAATTATTAAAAAGATTAAATAAAAAATCGGTTGAACCTCAAATGAAGTTGCCAAAGACTTATGTTTGGGACTATGAGGATGTGAAACCGGAATTGCAACAGCTTTATGATTGTTCCGTACAAAAAACGGTGCGTGATTTTAATATAGAGCAAGTTGATTTAAACGGCGCAACTGTCAATGTAGCTATGGATAATATGGATTGTAGCTGTGGCGGTGGTTCTGCGCCCGTTAATATTGATACAATTCAAAATGTATACGAAATGCAGTTACAAGGACAAGAGGTTATTTTTACCTATTTTGCACGTCAAGGCTTTATTGGGTTTAATAACTGTGCTATATTGGCGCAGGATTGGTTAGTTCGTAAAGCTATTGTTGCACCTTGCGAAGATGCTGCTGCTATCAATTATGACATCACTTTAAAAGACGATGAAATAACTGATGAGGATAAAGAGCAAATATCTGATATGCAAGCTTTATCTGAAGATAAGGAAAAGTACGATATAAAAACGATAATGAATCGTTTTGCTCAAAACAAAAGAAAATACGGTCAGTCTATCTGTATACCATTAATAGATGGTGTTGATTATGAAGTACCGTTTAATATAGATGCGATTAAACCTAATTCATATAAAGGTATGACGGTTGTCGAGCCTATGTGGATTGCACCTGTGCTTGATACAGAAGCTATGACAAACCCAATGTCAAGCAGATTTTATCAACCAACTTGGTTTAGAATGCCAAACGGTCAAATGATACATCATTCATGGTGTGTATTTAACACATACGGTGAGCCGTCCGATATTCTTAAACCTACATATTATTTTGGTGGTATACCGTTACCGCAACTATTATATGAACAGGTTTATGCTGCTCATAAGACGGCAAAAGAAGCACCGATGCTTGCGCAATCAAAACGCTTAAACTATGTTGAGGGTTCACCTAACGCGTTATTGTTCAATCCGGATGCTAAAAAACAATTTGATTTTATAGCTTGGATTCGTAACAACTTCGGCTTTTTGCTTATTAAACCTGACCAAAAAATTGGGCAATTAGACACAACACTAACAGATTTTGATAGCGTTGTTATGCTTAATTATCAGGTTGTTGCTGCAATAAGTGGTGTTATAGCCACAAGATTGTTGGAAACATCACCAAAGGGGTGGCAATCAAGCGGAAGTTATGAGGCTAAGCAATACGCAAATCTTCAAAGAAACATACAAAAACATGACTTTACACCGATATTAGAAATGCACTATCGTTTATTGGCTAAGTCAAAATACGGTATAGATAAACGCTATATTATCGACTTTGAAGAAATAGACACACCGACAGCAAAAGAAGCTGCAGAAATACGAGAAATAAATGCTCGTACAGATGCAACATACATTAATGCAGGTGTAGTATCATCTCAAGAAGTCAGAAACGTATTAAGGGAAGATGAAACAAGCGGGTATAATACTCTTGAAGAAGAAATAACCGAAGGCTTAAATGAAGTTGATCCCTTTGAAGACTTAGAGGGAGGTAGTGAAACCTCACAATCCCCTTTTCAGTAAATGATGCGTGGGAGGAAAGCAAACACCCACGCAAAGCAAACGGACAGTTTGGTAGTGGTGGCGGTTCTGCAAGTCAACCAACTGAGAACGAGCAGACATCTAGCATAGAAATTATTGTAAAAGGTGATGAACTTGGTAAAAATTTAAGCGGTAAGGCTTTACGAGATAAAGCAGAAGAATATTATAAGTCAAATTTAGCAAATAAAACCGTAGAAAATAAAAAACTAGGCACAGTTAAATTTTCTCAAGGAGGCTTTGGTAAACCTCGTTCAGCTAGTAAAGATGAAAAGAAATTAAAACTTTTACCATTTTTACCGGATATTATAAGAACGGGCGATGTAAGTGATCCAATGCCTGATCGCTATAATAGACCTAATGTTAAAGCATTTTATACAATTACTAAAACGGTAAAATTCGAGGGCGAACCAAAAAAAGTAAGAGTAACCATTAGAGAAGATAATAACGGAAAATTATATTATGACCATACATTTGCTATTCCTGGAAAAGGTGCTCAAGACAGTATAGATTTTGCATAAAAATAAGGCTTTTGGAAAACAGCCTCCCAGTTCTTCGACCGGTGCGTCACAAAAGCCTTACTAATATTATTTACCATTTTCTAAAAAATTTCAAGTCTTTTATTAAGAAATAAAGCAAACATTATGAAAAATCAATTAATATCAGACCGCTTAAATGTTAATGCGGGCATAATGTCTTGGTATGTTAAAGAACTGCGCAAGCTTGTACAGGCTATGACAAAGGCTTGTTATAAGGAAATTGCAGGCATATATAAAAAACTTGGTTATCAAACTGAGTTCGCGCAAGATGATAGTATTTCATCACAAATAAGAATTGCTTTAAATGCTTTGTATATCAAGTATTCAAGCAAATTTTCTGATAAAGCAAAACGATTAATTAAGCGGTTACTAAAAGATACTAACAAATATTCAAATAGTCAGATTAATAATGCTTTGAAGCAGATGTTGGGTGATAAGGCAAATGGCTTTATGCTTAAAGGTTCTGCAATATCATCCGAAAAGTCCGAAATTATGAAGGCTTTAATGTTTGAAAACGTGAGCCTTATAAAATCAATTCCGGATGAATATTTTAAGCAAATAACGGGTGCGGTGGCACGTTCTATTGAGAGCGGCGAAGGTGTAAGGTGGCTTGCACAACAATTAAGAAGTTACGGCGCAAAAACAGACCGCAGGGCTGAATTAATTGCACAAGACCAAACCCGTAAGGCATATAACTCAATTAATTTGAGAAACTTTCAAGAAAACGGCATTAGACGTTTTAAATGGTTACATTCGGGCGGAAGTCGTGATCCAAGACCATATCATAAAGACGTGTTAAATGGTGAAATATTTGACATAGATAGCCCGCCTATTATAGATCCAAAAACGGGCGAACGTGGTTTTCCCGGGCAATTACCATACTGCCGATGCGTAATGCAGGCAGTTTTAGATTTTGAGGATTAGGTATGACGACAGCACAGGATAAAAAAGAAGTTGATATTAACGGGTATTGGACTATAAAAAACAATCCAATCACAAAGGTTGGCGTTTTCCCGTATTTAGGTAGACAAATAAGTCCGGACCTAGAGCCTGATAAAATTTATCAAGTATTAAGACCGGAAGAAGAATTAACTGCACCTGATACGTTAAAAAGCCTTGTACATATACCCATTGTAGATGACCATACAATGATTGGTGAAGGTTTTACCCCGCCGGAAGAAAAAGGCATTGAAGGTGTTACGGGTAGTAATGTACAAATCAAATTACCGTTAATTACTAATGATTTAATAATTTATTCAGAACATTTTAAAAACGAAGTTGAAAGTGGTAAAAAAGAGCTTTCAGCGGGGTATCGTTGCCAATACGAACTCACATCGGGTGAGTATGAAGGCGAACATTATGATGCCATACAAAGAAATATAATTTATAATCACATAGCCCTAGTCGATGAAGGTCGTATGGGTTCTGAATGTAGGGTTATGGATAGCAGTATAACATTTGACAGTATCACAGAATTATTACAACAAAAGGAGCGAAACATGAGCGAATTTAAAGAAGAACTCAAAGAAGAAATCAAAGACGAACTTCTTGGCGACGAAGTAATCGAAGAAAAAGAAGAAGAAGTCCTTGATGAAGAACCTAAAAACAAAGAGCTTGAAGCAGGCATTGTTGAAGGTGATGAAGATGTCGTAGACGGCGACGAGGACAAAAGAAAGCTAATCGACGAAATTGGTGGCATTCTTAATGGTAAAGTTGACGAAGAAATTTTAAGAACAATTCTTAAAAAAGCTGAAGAACTTGCTTACAACCCTTCTGAAGCAGGCGCAAACGATGCTTGCGGAAAAGATGAAGAAGTCATCGAAGAAAAGAAGGAAGAAAAAGAAGAAGGTTTATCAATGGATGAAGCAATCAAATATATTGCAAAACGTGATAGCCTTATTGCTTCAATCAAGCCTGTCATTGGTGATAATGCAAAATATTCATCAAT